TATTAGCGGATGTAGGGAATATTTCACGTTGACCTTCTGGAAGAGCATTTGCTGAACCATATTGAGCAGAATCAGTAGAAGATATATTTCCAGTTAAATTTGAAATATATACTGTTGCAGTATTGGAAGTGGTATTGGAAGTAAGTAAAATTGTACCCCAATTATTTGCACCATCCTTAATTGTTTCTCCTACTTGAAACGTTCCGGAGGTTGCAATAAGACTTAATTTGCTCGCCGGTCTTACATTTGCGGATACATCTGTTTCTCCAAACCACACATAAACATTGGTTTGTGGTTGTAATCCTGTTGCTGCAAATTGTAATGTTTGGTTTCTTACGTATGGAACAACTGTTGTATCAATAACTTTATTGCCTACTGTTTTCATGACTGCTTCAGGAGCAGTATTGGCACTAATTCCACCCCGTGATTTAGAAGTTCCCATTTCTGCAGTACTTCTATTTGCCTTAAATGCCTTACCTACTTTTTCTACACTTTTTTGTGGTGATTCAGTTACTTGTTTACCTGTCCAATTTGTTCCCCAATCATCATACTCTGAACCAAAACCTGTTCTTCCACTATCTGGGCTTAATGCCCAATTATCATTTTGTCCTTCTAAATTTGTTGTAATGTCTGGACGTTTACCCTGAGAAAACCATGTATCTGATGAAGGATATGTTTTTAATTTACCCACAAAATTTATAATATTAAATGGATTAATAGCTACGGTATTACTTGAAAGTGGTTGTTGAACATAATTAATATCAGTATAAGGTAAAGTAATTAAGTCGCCAGTTTTCGTTACGTTATTACTATAGCCTAAATTATATGTAAACCTATGATTATCATAGTAAAATCCCGGCCTCATTTCTTTAGTAGCATATTCTACCGAAATATTATAATCATCATTCATCACATCACCTACTGAGTGACCACTAAAAGAATCAACCAACATACCACTTTTGAAAGCGGCACCTCTTGGATTGAACAATGAATCTGTGGCTTTTCCAGTAGTAAAATCTCTTGATGCAGTTTCTTTTTCTAAAATAGTCAAGGATGTATAATACTCTAATCTTTCAATTCTCTTTTCTAGTTTACCAATATCTCGCATAGTAAATCGTTTATTATCAATATACCGTGTAGTAATATCAGAAAGATTAAAAGTGTAAGCAGGAATGTTCAAGACATAAAGTGTCATTGAATCTTCATCATCCGGTGGAGCAATTGGATTAAGTGCAGGTTCACCTTTCAGGACTTTAAATTTTCTGTCTTTTGTCAATGTCATTTTATCGATTCTTGACAAATAATAACTAAAAGATGCCGTAATTGATCCGTCTGGATCTGGTGTAGGTATGCCCTCAATAGCTGCGGTATTGGCTCTCAAATCATTATCTGCGTTTTCTCTCCTTGGTCGCATATCAATACAATCACGCAAACTGAATGTTTCACCAGTACTTGGACTAGTAAAGTCAGGAATCACCGAATAACTAAATGTATTTGATCCACCATTATATGAACCTGCGGTTGGATATGAATCTACAGTATGATAACCTTCTCCACCATCCCATTGAAAATAATCCACCACAACCATAATCTTACCTTTAGGTCCTGATCGGCCAGGCTTTAGCTTTATGGAACTATGATCGTAAAAATTATCTTTTTGACCTGTGATAAAAGTGTAATTACTTGTTATATCATTTGTTGTGGAAGTCATCATAGTATTTGATACTTCAATAAATGGTTGTCCAGAATCAACAACTTTTACCAAATTAAATGCATCTGAAACAAAAAGAGTATCAGTTGAAGTTTGCGTTTGATTTGGTGTTGCGAAATAAAATTGTCCTGATGCTAACGTACTTTCTGGAGCAGCACCGCCAGTAACAACATGTGTAGTATTACCTGCGACCAATGATTTTGTTCTTGGTCCTGGCTCTTTCTTTACTGAGGAACTTTCTACCGTATAGATAACATCTGCAACAATAGCTGTATGAGTATTACAATATATGTCTACTGAAGTTCTAGTAGGATCTGAAGAACTGATTGTCACCGGCCTAATTTTTGTTCCGGCATCATTAACAGCTCCAAGATCTAAATAATCTCCTGTTTGTACTACTCTATACGATGAATTAGTACCAGTACTACCACCAGAAACGGCCGATGCAACAGCATTTACTAATGTCTGTGCCGAATTGGGTGTTTTAACAACTACAATAAAATTTTCTCTCGCATTGTCTGCAGAAAGGGTTCCTGCTGCAGGCATAAATCGATAGTTTGGATTGGATAATGTAATAGTTAATTTACCGCCCGCATCAGATGTAAGGGATTTTTCTACCTTTTTAAATGTATAACTGATAGTATTTCCTGTTGCCGCCGTTGCTTCGATTGGGCTTTGGGGTAAAGGATAAACTAAGGTGTTTAGATTTGTATTTTTTAGAACTGTATTACCAGAAGTAGAACTATTAAATTTTCCGGCGTCTGAGACATCAGCATATGAATTAACAGCAGGGGGTGCACCCAATGCAGCAACTGACATATTTTCTACATCTTTGATTTTAAAATCGATTTCATATGTAGTATTAGCGATAGATGCTTGAGTCAGTACGGAATTGGCTACAACAAAATGTCCAGTAGAATTGGAATAATAATCATCTATAATCTTAACATCACTGGTAGTATCAATACCACTTGTTGTATTGACTGTAATACTTGCGCCAGTATATGCCGCATTTACATAAGAAGTAGTAGCAGTAGCTAATTGAACTATTCTAGTATTTGCATTTGCTCCACCAACTGTTCCAGTATTATTATTTGAAGTATCAACATCCCACAGATATACTCTGTAATTGGAGTGGTTTGTGTCCGCGTATGCAGTATTTCCAGAACTCGCGTCAAAATCCATACTTCGAATTCTTGCTGTACCTACTTGAGTTGCTTGATATACAGTATTATTTGTTACATTAATTGATGCATATGGAACTGAATGAAGATGGACTATTTGAGATGAACCAATATCAATCAAACTTTTAACTGTATCAACTACAAGATAATTTCCTAATTCTGTACTAATAGAATAATCGACAATAGCTTCCGTATCTCTTCCTTTATCTACATCAAGATATTGTGTTGCAATACTTTCATATTCAAATCCTTTTACATATGCCTTACCAACATCCATTCCAGTAGAAATTTCAGATTCATTATAAATCTTATCCCCTGCTACTTCAGTAGAAAGGTTTGTCTGTATTGTTAATCTTGTATTATTTGCAATAGCAGTAATCTGAGATGTAGTGACATTAGATCCAAGAGAAATATAATCTCCCACATCTACCTCTGTCAAAAATAGAGTATTATTTCCATATACAGTAGTACCCGCAACACCAGCATTAGCCGTTGTCCCAGATATTCCTCTATGTGCTTTGAGATCTAAATTGAATGGAGTAATGGTATAATCACCTGATTCATCATATGTCCGTCTCGCAAGAGTTTTCCCAAATTCACCGTATGTTGGATATTTGACTTCTTCTTGTTTTTTGCCCGCGTTTACTTTTAATAGTTGAATGAAATTCTCAGAAGCAAGAGCGGCAACAGGATCAGCTGATGTGGTCGCTTTAGTTGTTAATACTAAACTAATTTTATACCTGTTAGATCCAGGTGCGGCAAAGTTATATGCACCTGAAGCTGGGTCAAGTAACGTAGAATCATCATCACTCGATTTTGTTGATTCTGTGATTGTTAATCCAACTCGACCAGTTGGAGTTTTAGAATATGCCTCAAAAACTACGGTATTTGCATTATTGAAACAAAAGAATCCCCCAACAAAGAATACACCAGAATCTATACTAATAACTGAACCATTCGCAACTGCATTTGCAATACCGGAAGCTCCGGTCGCACTAACAGTATTCGCGGTAATGGCGCCACCTTCTATCGTAATTGTTTCTCCGTCTGTAAATGTATCCGCCGATAAATAATGAAACATTAACGTGGGCTGAGTAGTAGAAGTAGCTGCCTGCGAAGCTACAACTTTTGCTCTTGCATTAGAAGTCGAACCAATAACAGTAGTTGCAACAAAGGAAGCAGTATTAATATTAACTGCATCTTTTTGGGTTTCTAGTTTAAGAGATTTAACTTCAGTATCTAAAGTTATTTCTCCGCCTATAACTCGGCTCCCATCCTTAAACATGTGCTGTCCGTATCTTTCAATTTGTTTTTGAAGTACGGTCTGTAATTGTGTTACTTCTCTTGCCTGAACTGCATACCCTGGTCTAAAAAGAATACGATAATATTCTTTAGATTCGTCATAGTCATCATAGTACGGCGTAACATTGAAATTTGTCGAAAGTGGCATATATAATTCCTAAATTAGTATTACTTTATATTTTTTGTAATGGTTCATTTTGCCCGAAGCGACCGAAGACATATTGCCCCTGTGCAACGAGTATTTTCTACAAAATTCTGCCATGTTATCTGTTTTCTCTTCGTGGCCATCGGGAAAAGTGACCAACCAATTTTTAGTATAAGATACCTGTCCTTTTTTCGTCTCACTCATCTTTCTTTTAGTCTCTTCCGAAAGAATAACACCTTTTCTTGGGGAAGGTCTTCCTAAGGCACGTTGCCTCATCTTCTCTTTTGTTTCATCTGAATGATGTTTTCCAAAAAGATGATGTTTGGTGCCGGCGAAAACACCTATCTTTTTTTCCGACATCTGTTTTTTACTCTCTTCTGTATGGTGTTTTCCATACATTGGATTATTGGCACCTGACCTATTTTTTCCTCGCCAATAATTATTTTCACTCATTTTCTTTTTCGTGTCATCGGTGTGATAAATAAGACCCGTACCACCCTCATTCATATTATATCCGGTATCATAACTGTCATATTTCTTAATATTTTCCGATTCGATCAATAATGCATGTTCTTTATTGTCGGCGGTCGTTATCATTTCTATGTCGAAGTTTTCTTTACCGTACTTCCGAATAGCATAATGTATTTTATACTTTCCGCCATTTTCACTACGGTAAATATGCTCATCAAATCTATATTTCATAGTGTTGGTAGTGATCCCAATATATGCTTTATTGTTTATCTTATTATTAATTTTGTAAATAGTAACTTTCATTTTATCTCCTAAGAATGTTTCAGTAGTTACTACTATTTATAATAAAATAGAACTCTGTAATCACTCAAAATTCTATGATAAGCTTCACATCTTCAATCTGATCATCTGCCCTTGTTACAGGTGAACGATTTTCAACATAAAGAATATCACCAGAAAATTTTTCAAAATCCCCACCCACAACTGCACTAGTATTTGCTGATGCACTACCGGCAGTGATAGTTTCGTTTGCTTGAAAAGATCCAACGATGCCATCATATCCGGCAGTAGTATTTGATCCCATTGTAACATCTACTAATCTGATAGTAGTATTACTCTTGAAGTCAACAATCTTACCGGTTGCTCCTGAAAGAGCTCCTGTTAATGTCGCATCTTCTGCATAAGCCGTACTGTTCCAAGATTGAACTGTTATAGTTACACATTGATCAATACTTGATGCTGTTGCAACATCACCATTAGCATACAATGGTTGTGATACCAATCCAATTTTACGGAAATCGTTGTTTGTAGTAAAGTTTCCGGATTCTCCATACTCTAATCGGCTATTAACCATTACAAAGAAACCACCAAGTTCTTCAACTGCGTCATCTCCGTGACCACCTCTTGGTCCGATAATGGGAGTAACCGCTGCAGCACTACCATGTGAAGAATTTGCAGTTATGGTTGCTACTGCATTACCATAATTGTTTCCTCCTGCAACCGATACGATATCACCAACAACACCTGAAGCTGTATTTGTGGCACGAACATTTGCTCCTTGTCCATCACCTGTAATAGTAACTTTAGGGCCAATGGAATATCCATCTCCGTCTGCAGCTATGTTAGCACTTGCAAGAGCCGGTGTCCATGTTACAACATCAGTCGAAGCAGCGTAAGCTGTAATTGTTCCACCCTTACCTGTAACTCCACTAGATCCCGCTTCCGAAATAAAGTAAATATCACTTCCAACAAGAGTGCTATCGGCTAGTCCAGTACCTACAATTTTAGCTGTAGTTGTAGTTTCTGTGTATCCAGATTGTACTACTCCTGTTTCAAATAGATAACCCGTACCACCAGCAGTTACGTGAGCAACTTCAATGGCTCCGTTACCTGATGTATTTGCTGCAATTTCAACATCATACTGAAAAGATGAATCAGTTGTATTTGCAATAGCACCATTTGATTTTCTTACACGTTGAGCAGGCATGTAACTTGGTGTTACAAACTTAAGAGCTCTTGCTGCCGAAATTTGATACATGTATTTCCACTTATATCCATCACCGGTAGCAAGAATAGCTGTTCCTGTACCAGTAGGTTTTGTAGTAGAAGCACCGTCTGTATTATTATTTGCGAGACATTTATAAACGTTATAATCTTCTGTCATTACATAAAACGTTTGATCAAATAATGCATTGTTTGCATGAGTATATGCAAAGTAATTTGTTCCGGATGTCCAATTATATCTTGGACATACGTGACTTACATCCGTAGATCCGATTTTCTTAGCCGCAATCATATCTCTCCAATGATTGTAGACAGTATTAGAAACGGAATCAGTAGGTGTAGGTGGGGCGGTATCATCCGACCACGCGGTTACTTTACCAATAAAAAGGTACATGTTAGTATTGAGTAACCCCGATGAGTCTGTAATAGCAGCTCCTGAAGTGGTAGACACCTCATCAAATGCTTCCACAAACTGTTTTGCGTTGTGAATTCGGAATTTATTGGTTACTATAGCAGGCATTTTGTTGTTCCTCCAAAAAAAACTTAATATGTTAATTAAAATTTGTCAGTCATCTATTGTTATATTTATCAGTTCACCGTTGTTATATTTATATGATTTATAAAAAGTATTTCTACTTACTGACGCCATATTACGGCATCAGTTCCACCCCAATGTTTTCTAGTTACTGTTAGGCTTGTATCACTAGCAATTGCCGCAATTCTAAATTCGCCGGGGTCAGTAAGTAGAATTTTACTTCCATCTTCTAGTTGAAGATCATCAGTTTCCCATTCTAGGGTTTCTAGTTCAAGAATACTGCTGTCATCTTCTTGACCAAGCCTTGTTCCCACATCAGATTCACCAGCATTAGATTCACTAGTTACAAAATAAAAACCAGTATCCCAATCTGAATATGTTCCTATCACGCCAGGATGTGTAATGTGCTCACCAAGAACAGCATCTTCGTTAGTTAAAAACCAATGAAAATCTTCATAGGGTACAAGTCCTAATACTTCTGTTGTAAGAGCTACATTTTGAACATCAGAGATGGTAATGTCTTCATGTCGTATTCTTTCATCAGTTTCAAGTGTTATACCCCCACCCGATTCTTCAGTTAAAATATTTTCATCTACTGTCTGAAAAATCTCCCCCACCCTAACTTGTGAAGTAAATGTAGTATTGGTTCCGGTTACAGTAGTTGAATTATGTGGTATTGCAATTTGGCCTTGCAATCTCGTTAATACTCTACTATATTGATAGGTTGGAAGAACTTTCCATGATTGGTGTATAAGGTATTCGCCCGGTGATGTTCTAGAAAATTCCGTTAACATTTGATTACCGGTCGAAGATGCTGTATCAGTAGAACCATCTTCTTCAAGAATATTATTGCCTGCAGCCTGGTCTTCTAATCCAAAAAATTCAGAATAGGCTTCACCTGAATTCATAAGATCTGTTCCAGCAAATGGGCCGTCTTCAAACAATATATGATTTGTAACTAATACATCATCTTCTGCAAGTAAAAATCCCACCTCATTGTCCAAAGACATTCGATCATGAGTAAAACCAATATCGGTTGTTGGAGAATTCCATTGCGATGTATAATGAGGTCTAAAAACTTGCATACCAAAAGTCGATAAACCAACAGTATCCTCTTTATAATTATTGATTACAGCATTGGCAAAATGGCCGGTAATTGTTCTTACGGTAGCGGCGGGCTGACCATAAGGAATTATTGTTTTACTCCCTGGGCGATCACTCAATTCCATAGAAGATAATTCTAAAATAGAACGAGTTCCATCTTCATATATTAAATGTGTAAGGCCATCTTCTGTTAAGAAGTGCCATCCCATTGTGTCATAAAGATCAAATTCTACAGTTGATGCAAATGAACTATTGTAATCTGACTCTTCCCTTATATGGGAAACTCTTTCACCGACAGATATTTCTTCATTGGTGATTAAATATCCATCTTCAGTTACAATATTTCCTAATCCTGAAAGAAATGAAAGATGTTGCATAGTTGGCGCAAAAGCACCATCCGTAATTCCAAAACGTTCAGTAATTAATCTACTTGCGGGTATTCCTTCACCTGAATCCGCATCATCACACACCAAATTATCAAGACCATCTTCAGTCAAAAATCCCTGTCTCATCGAATCAAGAAGAGAAAATGTCACATGAGTATCTACAATTGGAATACTTTCATATTGATGATCCGGTCCTTCTGAATCTTCTTCAAGTGAAATATATCTTGCAGGACCAGTACCTACCGACCCAGATGCCTCATCAAGAAGATATCCAGAATCACTCATTCCTAAATCACCAGTTGTATAATCTTCAAGAAGGAGATCACTATTAAAACTCATATTAATAGATACAGTTCCTGTTTCAGCTATTGGAAATTGTAATTTTGGATAAAGATAAGATCCGCCTAGCTCTAGAAGAACATCGTCTCCTGCCTCATCAAGAATGCCACCATTGAATGGATTATTCCAATTTGCGCTATTTGATAACCAAACATTTGCAAGTAATTTAGTTTCTACTTTAAGATATTCAACAGACCCCTCATATATAAATGACTCAGCTTGTTCTGTTAAAATATTGTCTCCTGCATCAGCAGAGCCATCTGAACTATCCATAACAATATAGAAATATGGATCAGCCGTTACACTCGCACCCGGATCACCTCTTTGGACAGTAACCGTATAAGTATTTGTAGTGGGTATTGTTTGAATAACATATTTTCCGTCCCAATAATCCGTTTCATTGAGTGTTTGTGGGTATCCCGCAATCTGAATTGTATCACCTGCTGCCAAACCATGTAAAGTATCTGTAACAGTAAACGTTGTAGAATTAGTACGGGCTACTGTAACATCTCTAAAATTTTCCTCTAAAAGATTATTATCATCACGAACTTCTAATCTAGCATCCATCGCTTGCCAAGGATGATCAGCAGTAAAAATTTCTAATTCATTTTGTGTGTTGGATGATTGATATTGAAGGTTAGCATAAGAATTAATAGTAACTTCAAGCGTATGATTTTTTCTTGTATCAGTAGGTGTAAGGGAATCAACATTACCACTTTGGCCATCATCGAACATTCTAGCGGAAACTTTATTACGAATAGCCAATTCACCAAACATCACCATACCAGATGGATGTGTTATTCTCTTTACATCATTTCGGAAAATGTTAACATCAAAATCTGTTTTTAGAACATAAGAAAAATCTTGATAATAATTTCCATCTTGAATTTTTGGTACACCACTAAGTAGTCCTTGTGTTCCTGTATAATAACCCGCGTATTCCCCATAAGCACCAAGATTTGCAGTAAAAGATGCATCTTGATTTCCACCAGCTGCAGAAATGGTTGGTGCAGAAGTATATCCTGCTCCAAAATTATAAACTTCAACCGTTTTAATTGATCCAGTTGCAATAGACAAAACCGCGATTGTAGCATTATTACCTTTCGGTGAGGTATCCATTGTAATGGCATTAGATGTGGTGAGCCATGCGGACGCGACCGGTGTTGCTATATGACTGCCTGTTGGTGAAGTTACTGAGGTATCTTCTGGTAAGGTATAGGTATAAGTACTATTATTCGCAATGGTAATTGAATATACACCATTAAAAATTTTGGTTCCCGATCCAGAAATCTTAACCTTATCACCTGTATTCAAATAATGACCAGATTCTGTTGCAGTAACCGTCCTATTTCCTGTGCCACCTGCTGAAACTGTAATGGCACGACCTTCTCCCCATGTTACAGCGGGGTTATAACTGATTGAATATGCTTGTGCTGAACCTACAGTTTTAGAATCTTCTACTGTGAATGATGTGGCATTAGTATATCCTGTAATTAGTGAAGTTGTATCATCCGCATAGGTAATAGTTCCACGAACAAGATCATTTGGAAATGTAGTACCTATTCCTGTAATCGTAGTTCCTGATTGAGTAATAGTGTTTATGGTGTATGTAGAAGCCACATTACTATATGCAGTAACACGATCACCTGTTGTGTCCTCTGACCAAATTCTCCCCTCTGTTGAAGAATTGGGGGTATTCGTTGTACCATCTTCGCGAAGTATAACATCGCCTAGAAGTGAATCGGTTGTTCCATTTTCTTGTGATAAAAATTCAACACTAGTTTCTACTAAAATTTTATTATATACAGATACACCAACGGTATCATCTTCAAACAGAATTTTTTCTGGAGTATTATCGAGATCACGGCTTTCCAACAACAAGAATTCTTCAACTGCACCAAAATCTTCAGCCGTAAGCATATGTACTCTAAATACAGAATTACCGGTAGCAATCGCAGGCTTCCCTTTTCTAGATATAGCTTGATCTATAAAATCTAAAGTTATTCCTCTGGCAGTAAAATCATCATTATAAAGAAACGCATTTCTTGTAAAATTATTTGCAATAGCACCGTATGTCAGATCATATGTCTCGGCAGAAGTTACCAATCTTTCCGTAGACATTATAAGTGATGTAGTATTAGTAACAGTTACAATAGTATCAGTAAATCCATTTGCATACGTAATTTTATTCAATCCAGAATTTGCGTCTGGAAATGCGCCGCCAGTTAGAGTAATTACACTACCACTTTGAGTAATTGTTCCTGTATCATATGAATATAGATTTACATTGATAAGAGTACTAGTAACACCGAGAACATCTCTTGCATTCTGATAAATCTGTATATGATTATTAGAAATGGTAACGGCTGGGGTTGTAGCATATTCTGAGCCAACAGTTGTCATACTAATCGTATCAATGGCTCCTATATTTACCGTAGTCATGCTAAATCCACCAGTAGTATCTTGTACTAAATCTGCGGGATACAGAGGACCTTGTCCGTCAACAGTAGTATATGATGTAGCGGTTACACTTGCGGGGGTATTACCTATATCAAAAGTAACACCGGTATGAGTTATATGGGAATCGTGAGAATTTGAAGATTTTGCTGCCCATGCCTTGGTTTTATTAACATCATATACTATAATTGAATCATTATTAGAGAAATTATTTGAACTAAAAGTACTTAAATCTTCATCATGCTTATAAGAACCTATTGCATATAAAATTTGTGTACTATTGGCACCAATAATTGTGCCCCAATAAGTATTACTTTTATAGTAAATGTCCCAATCTTGAGCACTACCAATTGTATGAGAATCTTTAACTGTTAGAGTTGTGGTATTTGTAAAGTTAGTAATAATAGTATTGTTACCATTTGCATAAGTAAGTTTACCACCAACAATATAAATCATCAAAGCATCAGTTATTCCAGTTGCAAAAGTAACAGTAGTTCCAGATTGAGTTAGTTGTCCAGCATCAGTTTCATCTATTGATGTTTGTTTGGAAATTCTATCACCGGGCGCTAAATGCGAGTTTGCAAAATTAGCTGTAGAATCTAAATATTTGGCTGTACTTGATTTAATTCCTGCAGTAAATATTAGGGAAGAATTACCATATAAATGAGAATTAGAAGTAGATGATACAAGAACAGTTGCAGCGCCTATTGTCTGTTCTGCATAATCATCAATAATTTCTGAATTTACCAGGGCCTCACCTGTTTTAATAATCGTACCAACTTTTGCGGCGGCACCAGTTCCACCAGTTCCCTCATCAATAAAACCAACAGGATCATTTATTTGATATCCATCGCCTGCATCCACAAGAGTAACGGTTTGAATAACATTATTTTGAGTTGAAGCCACCCTCGCGCGGGCATCTGCACCACCACCACCTTCAATTGTAATTTCATCACCCACAACATAATCTGATCCACCGGCATTTACAGTAATGCTAACGGACGTACCTAATGTATACCCGATTGCAATATCACCATTTGCGTCTGCTTCTGTTTGTATGGCTTCACCAACTGAAAAATTTGCAAGAGCACCATCAGCATCAATTCCTTGTCTAACATCTGATAATGTTAATTCAGTAACTTGAAGAGTTCCCGCAAAAGAAGTAATAGAGGTTTCAACTATACCAGTAGCATTCGATGAAGCTCCAGTAATCTTTTTACCAGTAAATAAATTTAAATTATTTGCTGTTGATGTTAAGATTTTAACTGATGCATCAAGTGTCCATCTTCCATCAGACAGTTTTGACATATCAGTTTTTGGATAATAAAATTCTACATCTTCTTTAGCATACAACGATCTGAATAACCAAGTAAAAGAACTTTCGTTTCCTTTTGCCTGATAAACCTCTTTCATATTTTTAAGAAGTTGTCTTCGGTCAGTTTCTGTATTTGTTGGGATGTTTGTATAAAATTCTTTTTTCCATGCATCATCAATAAGACCCTCGTTAGTCCTATCAATATCTTGCATACTTTCCAATTCTCTAGTGGCAGCAATTGCACCTCTAGATCTAAAGGATTCTATTGATCCAGCTGGAAACACATTTGCTGAAACACCGTTTGCAAGAACAGCATAAGCACGGGAAGTACTACCTGTAATTTTTTCGTCTAATCTAAAAGTAGCTTCATTGGTAGGTTTTATAAAGGCGAGAGTATTACCCTTTGTACCAGTAACAACGGCTGTTGCTGTACTAGTATTACCTGTAAGGGTTTCTCCAATTAAGAATTGTAAATTAGCATTGGCTAGAGTATCACGTTCAGATTCTAATTGAATCCGAACATCATCTTCATATAAAAAATAGCTTGTACCATCTGATTCATCTACAAGTTTGCCCTCATCAAATGTAAATCCCGTAAAATAAACTTGTTGGGATTCCATAAATTCATAGTATCTCTCTATGAATTGTTTAAATTTGGGATGTTCTTGAGTTACAAACTCTGGTATTTGAGCCTCAATTAATACAGAAACATCTTTTTTATCTTTTATAGCCATTATTAGGATGTTCCAGTTATGAGGGTTGAACCATCAATGCTTGTTGACGATCCTTGAACATATGTTCCAGTTCCGGCATCATCTATCATCGTAATAGTAATATCTCCCTCTTCAACTAATATTATTTGTTCACGGAGAGGTAATACATCAGAGGATGAAGGTACAATTGTCATTTCTAAAGCAGTAGAATTTCCGGTACTTACAGAACCAATAGCAATCGGATAAAACCCCACAAGTGACATTTTTCCGGTGGTATATGTAATCGATCCGGCATCGCTGTCAACAAGTATTCTATCTTGTCCAGAAGTTCTATAAACTTGAATTACACCATTTGAATCTTGTATTTTACATCCTGTCCACAACGTATTTGCGGTATCACGATATGAAAATTCACCACTAGATACTGCACCCCAAAAAGTATTAGAAGGATGATAAACCTCATTGGAAAATTTTAGAGTATAGGCCTCACTTGATCCCAGTGATGGATATAAATATCTTTTTATGGAAACAGAGGTTTGATTACTTTTAACTGAAATTTCAGCTTCATCAATCGCTTTAATTAACTTTGAATATCTAAATGATTTATCAAAATCTTTTAACTGAGTGTTACCATGATCAACAACGGCCGTAGTTACGGTTGATTTAATAACTGAGGCACTATTTGTGGTTGTAGTGGAATCATACTTAACTGTACTTTTAATTTTCATATATAAATAATCTGGATCTGCAATTTCTGGAGTGATCCCAACAATATTACGTTTAGCTAATATTGTATTTTTTATGAATTCTTTATTTGCGTTAGAAAGGTGAGTTCCAGAAGACGGCTTAATTGCAACATATACTTTTCCATAAACAGGAGGATCTGCGTCCTCACCACCCCATGCAACAACTGATTCCGCACCACTATATTCTCGTTTAACTAAACTCACGTAATCATGAATTGTAACACACCTATTCTGTGCATCAAAACTTTTAGGGGCTTGAAATTTAATTTCTTCAATATCCGCTGCTTCTGCACCACCACTAGCCGATGATGTGGTTTCTATTTTTACATTAGCATATCCACCAACATCTGATACAACCGAAAACGATTTAGCTCCATTCGTGGAATTAGCATCAGTTATTAAACTAGATAGAATAACAATATTTCCATTTGCTAATTTTTTGCCTAATATCCCATCACCAAATTGAACTTCATATTTACCATCTGTATCTTCATTTAAAAAATAAATTTTACCAGTGGCATTCGCTGTAGTAATATCATTCGCTGAAGAATATGTAAATGATTCAGTATCAGTTGAAGAAGTTTGAATTGTTACTGTTAACGTATCAGTATCTACATTTGCATTTGGAAGAATAAATTTTTGATCCGCATCTCCCGTATTGGCAGTATATCTATGTGTTACAGGAATTCCTTGTGTGAGATCAACAGAGGAAACAGTATAAACACCATTAGCATTAATATTTACTGAATGGGAATTTGCAGTGACCCAAATATAAGAAACCCCCTCAATATCACCTTGAAATTGTGTATTTTTTGCAATGCTTATAACAGCCGGAGAACCGGTAGGAGTTATGGTAAGATTGACTATTGCCTTTGATCCTTTAGCGGAACGAGGAAGATAACCAAGATGTTTGGCTCTTGCCACAACTGAATTTCTAAGAGTGGCCGAGTCCAAAAACATTTCATTGGCAATCATGTTCGCATAATATGCATTGTAGTGTGTGTTATATGCCAGAACATCAAGGAGTACATCAAAAGAAGATCCCTTGAAATTATATCCCACAAATTCTGCTTGATTGGACATAAAACCTACAAGATTATCTTTAATTTTTGTAAAGTCTAATTCCGATATATTGAGTTTTCCTTCTGTGGTAGCCATAAGTTTCTATGTCCTCTCCAAATAAACTTCTAAATTTGTTTCTTGTATATCATTATCTGGTATATAAACAATATTTACCAGATAGGCGTTCTCATTCGGACTTGGTTTCACATTTACTGATTGTACATTTGCTCTAGGTTCAAATTTTCCTATTGCTTGTCTAATTTTACTCTCTATTCTAGAGGTAGTAAGATCACTAAAATTTTCAAATAAAAGTGGTCCAAGACCACCTTCCACATCTGGTTGAAATAGTCTCTCGCCTGGGTTCATCTGTAATATATTTTTTAAAGACCGACTAATCGCTGTTGTTTTTTTAACTTGTGACAAATCTCCATGAGCTGGATGTTTGTCAAAATCCATATCAAAATCAACGTAATCTTTTCCGTATGTAGTAGCCATATCTTTCTCTTAATATTTAGTTAAAATTAAAGAAGTCCCAATACAAGTGCCAACAAATCTATTGGATTTTTACTGCCCCCACCGGCAATTAATACATCACCTTCAGTAGCAACAAATAATATCCCCGCTGCATATCCCAACTCAGGGATCCCACCTGCATTGGCGAGTTGAGATTTAATTCCTTCATTACCACCAGATTGATTTGGTAGATAAAGAGCATATACACCAGTAGAAGGTAATGTTATTTGAAAGAATGCAAGAAATTCCTCAATAGCAGAAATCAAATCATCTAAGAATTTTTCAATTCCCTTAATCATATCAATCATGTCTTGAATAAACGCCGCTGAGTCTGAAATCATTCCTTTTAATTGTAATACAAAGTTTTCTAATGTCTGAAAAAACTCACCCCAGCCTGGAATAATTTCTTTAATTTGGATTCCTCCGAAATCTGGTGGAGTTGATTCTGGAAGTACTGCTAATTTTTCCATAGCAACTTTTCCTGTCCTTGGATACACTCTTGCAATTGTTGGTAATCCTACTGTGTCTTGGCCCTTAATAACATAATTTGGAGTGTTGTCAGTTCGTGTTCCTCTTTGTTCCATTTCATAAACTGTATCTCCTGTAATAAAAGGATTTAAGCCATCGACTTGTCTAATTGGTTTACCAACTACTTCCATATCAACCCACCGCTCATCTTCATTAGGATTAATGGTTGTAACATATTTTATTATATTTCCCGCATCATCGGTAGCCGCAACTTCTTTTTGAGTTGTCATAGTAGAAGCAATTACAGAATCAGCATTAACTTCTAGTATCTTTGTAAGACCACCATATATCTCTCCACCTATTACATCTTCGGCCTCAAACAGACCATAATTAGTATCAACCTGTGTTAACTTTATTACTGTATTTGCGGGTGTAATAATTTCATTTAATGAATCCAATAATCCTTTACCTGTAGTTGCCGCAAACTCAGGTATGTCAGTAAACATTTGTGAAAATTTATCAAAAGTTTCTGCAAAAATATCAAAAGATGGGGCAGCAATGATGATAGCGATCGCCCCGCTTCCCCCAACATATGAAGTTTGTCCCAGAATATTAGGCTTACCTGGAGCAATTTTACTATTAATTGGTTTTCTGCCTGCTTTATAATCTTTAATTATTGAACCATCTTCTTGATCTTTTCCTATATCATATAATTGTAATCCAAATTCCTTAACAGGGTCCCAACCTTCGTATGCATTTCCATCTTTATCATATACAACTACTCCTGCCTTTGGAGCTCCACCAACTCTCCTGTATCGTGGTACATCACCCTCATCATCAAATGCTTTTGTAAATTCTCCTATTACTTGTTTTACTGAAAATTTTGGATAAGGACTTATTAATGAAAGTGGGTCTACCGTTCCAGAACCAGCGTATGGATTATACCCACCCGCTATCATTTTTCTTGGAGTGGCCAAATGAGGTATAACTTCTTGTGTATCCAATTGTACTTGAGTTGGAATTGTGGTAGTTTGGGCAAAGTTTCCTGCGACATCTTTTGCCATCCAAATTCTATCACCGGCCGGATTTCTTAACTGTTCAAATCCATAAGTAAATGCCGGATCTGCTGCAACATTTCTAATAAAATACGGATCAACATAGAGATACCAGAATCCTGCTTCTTTTATAGCTTGTATCGCAATAAGTACTTCATCTGCTAATGCATCCAATGCAATCAAAAGAGGATTTATATTTTGTAACTGGGATAAAATTTTAACTACTTCCATTCCAGCACTAGCAAGCGAAAGAGATTCTTTTACAACTTCAGCTAATGCACCAGCAGCTTTAGCCATTGAAGCAATGTCTCCCGCCTTTGCAATTTGGTGAGGTTTCCATTCTGCAGTCGCCGTTTGTAATGCTTGAAATTCAGCCATTTTGTTTTTCCTTTTCTTTTGCGTCTTTCTTCAACTGGGCCTTCAATACGTTTTCCCAACCTTCTCTTTTTATTTTAAGAAGATCTGAATACATTGTCGCAAGTTGTTTGGTCTTACCCATTAGATCTTTAATATCATCTCTTCTAATTTCAGCTTCTGCCCATTTGCCTGTTGGATGTGCCATATTAATACTCCTTTGCTCTTCCATTATAAATTTCATATTTGTTTCTGGCATTTTTTACCAGGTCTACTAAATCTCCCAAACTTTCAATATCTTTTATGATTCCCCCCAATAGATCTACATCTCCTCCTAATAAAAGATTTACATTATCATAAATTTCTCTACCATAAGGTACATATCCACTAGTAGCATTTGCAGTTGGTATTGTTTTTACTCTGATACAAGGTGGGTTTCCTCTTGCAGCGGGAGTAACACCTGAAGCATGAGTTGAGTTAGCATATACTGGAACTCCAATGCGTGCATCTATTTCCGCAATTCTATTATTAAGATTGGTTAATAACGTACCACAAGCGGTAGAAAATGTTACCCATTTTCCATGAGTATTATCGCTAG